ACGCTCCTTGCATCCATCAAGGACTTGACCCTGACGCATGGCATGGATGTTCGCATTCCGATCTACACCATGGCGGATCGCGCAATAGACATGCTCGACATGCTCGACATTGACTTACATCTGTCGAGTGATGAAGACCCCACGGAAAGGGAGGCTCGCCTTGATCGCGAAATCCCTTACTGACCGCGCGCCGGAAATCGTGTCGGTCAACTGGCGCGGCGAGAATGCCAACGGCGATTCCTATCTTCACCGTGTCCAGCCTGCCGCCCTTCGCTCCGGCCTTATGACCGAACAAAAGGTGCTGATCCAATATCCCGACCGCCGCATTGATCAGGGCTACCGGATCAAGATCACGCCCAAGGGAATGGAGGAAATCAGGAAGGCCATGCCGGTCGAAGTTCGGGAACCGGAGGGCCGCGAATAGATGTCCAGTAAATGGAAGCGTAAGGGCGGCAAGAAGCACGTCCAGTTGTACGAGTTCATGATGAAGTCGGCGGCATGGGAAGACCTGACCCCAGTCGAGCGGCAACTGTATGTAGAACTGAAGCGCGTCTATGACGGTCGCAACAACGGCAGGATCGCGTTATCCTGCCGTGACGCCGGCGACCGGCTCCAAATAGGTAAATCGTCCGCCGCAAGAGCATTCGAGAAACTACAATCAAACGGCTTCATCGCCGTGGCGAAACAAGGGGCTTTCAGCGTCAAGCTCAAGGTTGCGACCGAATGGCGGCTGACCGAATATAAGTGCGACGTTACGGGCGAATTGCCGACGAGAGAATGGCAGAATTGGCGACCTGAAAAACAAAACACGGTCCCACCACAGGCCATCACGGTCCCACCACAGGGACAGTTGCACCCTGAATTGGAGGCAAAACGTGCTTGACAGTCCCACCACAAGGACAGTTTAGGCCTATATCAAGGTTTCACGGTCCCACCCATGGGACACATATAGATATATACCAGATGGAGGGAATTCTTATGTCGCATGACAGACAGCTTTCCTTGCTTGATTGGACGCCTCCACTTCCACCTAGAAAGGTAATCCCATTCCCTCGCACCAAGAGGGTTGACGAGATCAGGACCATTGCCAAAGCCCTTCACACGAAAAAGGAACGGCAGGCCAATCGGGCTTGGAATGACAAGATCAATCAAATCCGCCGCCAGATGATGCGAGCGGGATTCGATGATGGCGAGATTGATCGGCAGGTAGAATTATTCCGCGCCGCTGTTCAATCCGAACTGGACAGACTGGTATGGGTTGAATCTCGCGGTCACGGCGGTGTGGCATGATGATGAATGAGAATCGGTGGGGTTTATTTCCTACGTTTCCAGAGCAAAACCAGCCTGCGGCTCATGTTAATGTGTCTCTAATTGGCATTTACCAAGCGGTGAAAAGAATCTATTTTCAATGATTTAGATATAATCCGCTGTATTACCATTAAGATCATGAATCTGAATTGAAGGAAGAAGCCTTCGCAATGTGGCTTTCTTGCGAGCCAAACAATGTGATCGCCGAAAGGGTGGGATGGTCAGACGCAAAGGTCTCGCAGTTTTTTACGGAACGCCAACTGGCGGTTTCTGAAAAACCCGGCACTCCCGAATACACCCGCGCCAACCATGCGGAAGACGCATTCCAAAAGCCGATTTACAATATCTGGAAGCAGCAGGAAATGTGTCTCTAATTGGCATTTACCAAGCGGTGAAAAGAATCTATTTTCAATGATTTAGATATAATCCGCTGTATTACCATTAATTACCATTACCTATCTTGACAATAACCTCGATTCAAGGTATAAGGCATCATTCAGCGAAATTGGGTCAAGAGACATTCTTGACGTTGCAGCCGCCAATGAGCGGCTTTTCTTTTACCTAAAATCATGGAGGCCAGATGCGTTGGCCAACATTCCGCCGAGTCGAATTGGAGGCGAAGTCCACCGATTCTACTGACACCGGAACTTTGTCAGATACGAACGATTGGCTTTTAGCACTTTTCGGTGCTGTTCAAGCGGCAAGCGGCGTCACTGTCTCGGGCTGGACCGCGCTTCAGGTCCCAGCGGTCGCATCGGCTGTCCGGTTGATCAGTGAAGCTGCAGCCTCGCTGGAAGTGAAAGTCGTCCGGATCGATGGCGAGGAAGAAACCGAGATTCCAGATCATCCGGCCGCGCTGCTTTTGCGTGGTGATGTGAACGAATGGATGAGTGGCTTCGAACTCATCCGCGACCTTATCGCCCATGCTTTGCTTTTCGATCACGGCGGCGTTGCGTACGTGAACTGGGTGAATGGCCAGCCGGCCGAGGTGATTAAGTACCGGCAGGGCATCATCATGGTTGATCTGACCCAGCCCACCGGAGAGCCGTTCTTCCGCGTCAATGGCACCGTCACGCCTGCGCAGAACATCGTTCATTTTCGCAACGTCCTAGACCGCTGTCCGGTTTCCATGGCGCGCGATGCGATCGGCATTGCCATGATTCTGGAGCGCCATGTTTCGAAGTTTTTCGCTAACGGAGCACGTCCTAGCGGCGTTCTCGAAAGCCCGAAAGCCGTAGGCGACAAAGGCATCCTGAAGATGCTGGCCGGTTGGCGCGCCGCCCAGCAAGGTGCCGACAATGCTGGCAAGACGCCGCTTCTATGGGACGGCACCACGTATAAGACGATTGCTTTCAACTCTGTTGACAGCCAATTGCTCGAATTGCGCAAACATCAGGTCAACGAAATCGCGCGGGCCTTTCGTGTTCCGCCGTCGATGCTGTTCGAACTCGACCGCGCCACATGGTCTAATTCGGAACAGATGGGCCGTGAATTTCTCGTCTACAGTTTGGAGCCTTGGCTTAAGGTGGCGGAAGCCGGATTGCGGCGCGGCCTTCTGACGCCGGAAGAGCGAAAGAACCATCGCATCGTTTTCGATCGCGACGACCTCACCCGCGCCAATCTGGGTGAGCGCGCGACGGCATATGCCAGCCTCATTGCATCTCGCATCTATAGTCCGAACGAAATTCGGAATTGGGACGGTGCAAAGCCTTATCCCGGTGGCGATGAATACGCGAATCCCAACACCGGCAGCAATCAACCCGGGGCCGCCGCGCCTCAGCCCGCAAAGGTGGCCGCGAATGCAGCTTGACGATATCCTTGCAAACGTCGCGGACCAGGACAAGGGCAAGGAGCTTGAACTTGCCGATCCGGTGACGGGAAAACCGACCGGCATCAAGTTCCGCATCGCCGGTCCTGACAGTGACACACAGCATCGGGCACGAATCGCCCTGCATGATGAGCTTGCCGAGATGGCCGATACTGATGGCCATATCACTGCGGAAAACCGCGAAAAGGCCCGATTGAACTGTTTGGCACGATGCGTTCTCGATTGGGAAATTACGGAAGGCGGAAAAGCAGTCCCGTTCAACCACAAGAACCTACTTCGCGTGCTGAAGGTCGCATGGGTGCAGGCGCAGGTCGATGCTTTCGCCAGCGACCGCCGCAATTATCGGGACGATGCGTGATGGATCGGCTTTTCTTCGAAACCAAGATTCTCGGCTCCGATGATGGCAGTATAACCGCTCTTGCGTGGCCATTTGGCAGTGCTGACCGTGTTGGGGATATGATCGAACCTGGTGCGTTCAAATCCGCGAGAATGCCGATTCCCATACTCTTCGGTCATGATCAGAACGACCCTCTTGGTACATGGGATGAGGCGGAAGAAAAGGCCGATGGTTTGCACCTAAAAGGCCGCTTGCTTGTCGATGATCTGCCCCGCGCCCGAGAAATTCGCGCCCTAGTTAAAGTCGGCGCAGTCCGCGGCGTCAGTATCGGATTCATCTCCCGCAAGGCCATGCCCCGCAAAGGCGGCGGCCGCACCATTACGAATGCAGAACTTCTGGAGGCTTCACTTGTGACGCTTCCGATGCACCCCGGCGCGAGGGTTACGTCCGCCAAATCCGCAGTGGACGCGCTTAAGCTCGTCTCTGCAATTCAACGGGCAGCTAGCGCCCTTTCCAACTGAGGTAACACCACATGCAGCATGTATTTCCGACCCTTCTTATGAAGGGCGAAGAGGACGATCCTGTGTCGATCGTCACCAAGAGCCTCGAAGACCTGACGAAGACGGTGGAAGACCGTTTGAAGGCCGTCGAGACTAAGAACGCTGACATCGAAAAGAAGGCCGATACCAAGGCTATCATCGATCGTCTCGACGCAATAGAGAAAAAGGCTAATCGTCCTGGCGTAGCCAAAGGCAACGATGAGGAGACGGAAGAGGCCAAGATCGAACGTAAGGCTTTCGGAACCTATCTTCGGCTCGGCAACGGCGCTCCGGTCGAAGAACTGAAGGCACTGACTGTTTCGAACGATCCCTCAGGCGGCTATTTGGCACCTGACGAGATGTCGAACGAATTCATCCGTAACCTCGTTCTCGTCTCTCCGATCCGCTCCATTGCTAGCGTCCGTTCGACCACGGCACCGTCCGTTAAATATCCCAAGCGCACTGCCGTTACGAATGCGCAGTGGGAAAACGAGGTGGACGACCAGGCGGAATCCACCGTGCCCTTCGGGCAGGCGGAAATCCAGATTCGTCAGCTTACGACCTATGTGGATATCTCTAACCAGCTTCTTGCCGATAGTGCCGGTCAGGCTGAAGCCGAGGTCAATCTCGCTCTTAGTCAGGATTTTGGCCAGAAGGAAGGCAAGGCGTTCATCAGCGGCGATGGCGTTGGCCAGCCCGAAGGGTTTATGACCAATGCTGACGTAGCCTTTACGGCGAATGGCGGCACAACGGCGATTGACCCCGACGCGTTGCTCTCACTCATGTATAGCCTGCCGGCGCCCTATCGAAGCGCGGGAAGCTGGGTTTGCAACGGCACCACGCTTGGCCTGATTCGCCAGATCAAAGACAACCAGGGCCGCTATATTTGGCAGCCCGGTCTTGCTGCAGGCCAGCCGGAAACGATCTTCGGCCGTCCTGTCGTCGAAGCGCCGGACATGGATGATGCGACGAACGGCAAATTCCCGATCGCCTTCGGTGACTTCGGCACTGCCTATCGTATCGTGGACCGCGTTGCTCTGTCGATCCTCGTCAACCCGTACATTATGGCAACGAAGGGAATCACCCGCATTCACGCAACACGCCGCGTTGGTGGTGCTGTGATCGTCCCGACCGCCATCCGCAAACTCAAATATTCGGCCAGTTAAGGAGCCTGACATGCGCGATATCGTTTCCAACATCGGCACGGTGCAGGCTATAGCGCCTGCCGTGCTCACCGCAACCACCAAAGGTACTGCAATCGACCTTCTCGGCTTCAATTCCGCCGCGATGGTCATCTCGACTGGCGCTATCGTCGGCTCCGGGAACTTCACTGCGAAATTGCAGGAATCGGACACTACCACGGACGGCGATTTCACCGATGTGGACGCTGCTAATCTCATCGGCACGTTCCCTACAGCTTTGGCGGCGAATGCGACCGTCAAGCAGGGCTACATCGGCATGAAGCGTTACATCCGCGCCGTGCTGACGTTCAACTCCGGCACATCGATTGCTGCTGGTGCTATAGCCATCCTTGGTGACGCTAGCGCTCGGCCGGTCGCTTAACCAATTCAGCGCAGCGGGCCACCTCCTCCCTACCTGCGCTGATACCGCGCTTCCCCTTTCTGGGTTGGGGTTGAGCGCTCGCCGTCTGCTTCCATGCACGGGTCGGCAGACGGCCGAATTCGGAACATCGCCATGCCATTCACGCCACCAAGAGTTTGCGGATGGTGCGGCGGTGTTCATCAACGTGGTGAGCGCTGCGCCGTTGTCGTCAAGAACGATGCGGAGCGCAAAGCCCGCTTCGACAGGAAACGGCCGAACTCATCCCGTCGCGGATATGACCGGCAATGGGAGGAAGCGGCGAAAGCCTACCTCGCCATCCATCCCTATTGCGTTTCTTGCGCCGCCAAAGGTCTGCGGACGAAAGCGACCGTCGTGATGCACATCCATAGCATCCGCGACCGTCCTGACCTGAGAATGGACCCCACGAATTGGCAGGCTGGTTGCCAGCGCTGCAATGCACAACAGGCCGCACAGGAGCGGCAAAGGAGCACAACATGACACTTCTAGCCGCCGCAGGCAGCAAATTGTATATCGGCACGACGCTCGCCTATACGGGCACCGATCTTACCTCAGCATCGTTCACGTCGATGACATGGACCGAGATCACTGGCGTTACCGACCTTGGTTCTGCCGGCGATAAGTCCAACGTGATTACGTCAAACTGGCTTGGCAACGCTCGTACCGCGAAGGCGAAGGGCGTTCGCGATGCTGGTCAAATGCAAGTCGTCTGTGATCTCGTCACAGCGGATGCTGGTCAGTTAGCCGCGATTGCCGCGGAGCAAACGCCAAATACCTACGCCTTCAAGGTCGAATTCAACGACGCACCATCAGGCGGCACGCCGTCCATGCGAGAGTTTGCAGCCTTGGTGAGCGAGAGCAGCGAGTCCTACAAGCAGGCGAATAACACGATTCAACTCAATCTGATGTTGGACATTGTTTCGAACATCGTTGCCACGGCCGCCGCGTAAGCCTGACCCTGATGCCCAGCCGAACACCGCCCCCGGGGTGGTTCGAAACTTTCGGCCATCCTAGGGGACCGGCGCCCCAAGCTTTGCGCGCGATTTGCCAGGTAGGTTTTTGCCATGACCGTCACGATTGATACAGCCAAGGCGCACTTGAACGTCACTTCGGATTTCGATGACAGCCTGATCATGGATCAGGTTACAGCCGCAGAAGCCCATATCAGCAATCTTCTTGGCTTCGCGATCGATGACGCCACGCAATTTCCGAGTGGAACGCCGGCCGACCTTGATCAGGCCGTCCTGATGCTCGTCGGTCTTTGGTACGCGAACCGCGAGACCAGCTTCGTCAACACTCGGGCGGCTGCTGTCGATATCCCTTTCAGCGTTTGGGCCATCGTGAACGAGTACAGGAACTATTCGTTCGAGGATACGACCATTGCCTGACGATGGCGGACTTGCCAAGCTCGAAGCGAAGATGAAAGCCGTCGTCGCTCAGGCGAAACAGGCTGTTCAACCGGCGCTCCTGAAGCAAGCGGACATCATGGCCGGCGACATGCGGCGCTTTGCTGAGACCTCGCGCGATACCGGCGCGCTGATCGACAGCATCGCAGTTACGGCAGGAGGCGAACAGACGCCGCCCTATTCGCAGCCCGGAGGGTCAATGACGGTGCCGGATACCGCCGTGGCGATCACGGTCGGCAACACTGAAGTCCGTTATGCTCATCTCGTTGAATACGGCACAAGCAAAATGAAAGCGGAGCCTTACTTCTGGCCCGCGTACCGTCTCGACAAGAAAAAGTCGCGGACAGCCATCAAGCGCGCCATCGGCAACGCAGTCAAAGCGAATTGGGGCAGTGAATGAGCGCTGATCTTGCCCTTCAGAAGGCCATCCGTGCTCGTCTAACTTCCACAACGGACGTTACATCTCTTGTGCCCGCAACCGGCATTCTCGACAGCAATTCCGATGCTGTTCCAGATCCCTGTGTCCTGCTTGGCGAGGGGTATTCTGGCGAGGGAAACAGGATCGACCGCCGCGACCAACAATCCTTCATGGATGTGCATGTGTGGAAGACCGAACCAAGCACAGCCGGGGTAAAAGCCATCGCCGGGGCTATCCGTGCGGCTATTCATATAGCGAATTTCGCCGCGGTGGATGGCTACGAGTTCGCTGATGTTCACGTCACCACCACGCGTTTCCTTCGTGATCCTGATGGGGTGCGCAGCCATGCCGTGGTGACGGTTTCAGCCGTGGTTTCGGAGGACGCATGACTCCGGATGTTACCATATCGGCCGGCACCCTTGATCGCATCGTGACCATTCAGCGGTTCACCAGCACCATTAATGACGCCGGAACGCCTGTCGAGACATGGGCCGATATCGCGACCGTGCGCGCCCAACTCGTTCAGGCTACCACTGGAGAATACATCGTCGCCAACCTTGGAGCGCTCGATAAGGCCGCGATGATCTTCATCATACGGTGGATGGACGGCCTCACCAACGCCGACAGGATTTCATACAACGGCGTCATCTATAACCTGAAAGACGTGGCGGAGATCGGCCGGCGCGTCGGTCTCGAATTGCGATGCCAGGCGTTATCATGAAGCGGCCGCGCAAGAGCAATATTCCAAGCGGGAATTCTGCGATCCCTGATCCATTCGGCTATGGGCAGCGCGCCGTTGATTTCTTGCGTTCGCTCAAGCATCCGAAATCCCGCTTGCCGGATCATGCTTTCCAGCTTGACGCATGGCAGGAAGACATCGTTCGGCGCATTTACGGTCCCTGCGATGAAAACGGCAACAGGATCGTCCGCAACGTCGTCATCATGCTTCCCCGCGGCAATAGGAAAAC